TCATATAAAACTCCAAAGCAAAAGGGAAATTGCCCTAAAAAGAGCAACTTCCCTTCTTTTACAATCTGCTATTTTATATGCTTTCGTCTATTGTGTCGCTGCGCTGTTACCAATTAGCTCATCTGACTCTTTATCCGTCATTTCCCCTCCTTTCCTATTCTGTATAATCTTTGTAAAAATGTTATTAAGAAGTTGCCCTCCCATTTTGGGAGGGCTTTTCTTTTAGAGCTGTGGGGTTGCCAGAATCATGTCTCTTTGGTCGGTAGTAATGAACAGAGGACAATAACTTCTTACTCTGCGCTCATCAATAGTTCCAGCGACCCACATAGACAGAATAAAGTTGTACATACTTGTTTCTTCCTTTAGAAACATAAAGTGTTATTTAAACTGGTGAATTACCAGTTTACGGCTGTGTTTGCATAGTCAGAATAGTGTCCATCAAACCAAGAATTGCCATATCGATTTCACTAGCTTTCTTGTCTTGTTCTACCTGACTGTTTTCCAGCTCATAAATGCGCTTTCCAAACTGCTTGCTGTAAATGTCAAGTTGTTCAGCCAGAGTATCGGATACTTCTGCCGGCACTTCATAGTCGATTGGCATAGTAAAGCGGTATTCTTGGTAATAATAGATTTTATCTTCTTCATTGTACTGGATGTTGTTCGGCAGATAGAATGTTCCAGCATCCATTTTAGAAGTAGGGTAGACCTCTGATGTACAGTCAGAGATATACCAGTTATTTGGAATTGTCATTTGTTCCCTTCTTTCTTAAACGAGGGTAAAGCACCCTTCGCTATCGGTTTCTATTGATACAAGAGTGGTTTCGGGAATGGAGCAGATAGGACGAATTGCTCCATCGTAGCTGTTGTAACCGCCAGAATATTGCGTTCCATCAGACTTTACTTGATAGTTGATGCAAGGAGAAGTGGGGAAAGGAGTCCTTGTCCAGTAAGTCGAACCTGTTTGTCTGCCGGAATCACTGTTGAAAATATCCAGCTTACTGCCGCCGCCCTCACTTGAAAATCCCATTTCGGTTGTAGATGGCAACACAACCCTGCTTCTAAAAGTCTCTTTTCCACTACCATCGGTACCGGATTTTGTAACCGTCCATTCGGCAAGCTCTAACAGGTCTAGTTCTTCCTTTTTCCAGCCGTTTAAGAATCCTGCCTGATTCTGATAGTCTGGCGGTGTATCTGCGTTGTGAGCTTTTACAAACCACTGATTTGCACCCTTTTCGGCATTGAGCCATTGGTGGAGGTTGGTGTAAATGTATCGGTTGTTGCCATAATTCCTACGGTCACTGTTAGAGTTGTTTGGCTCTGCGGCATCGAGCATTTTGTTTCCCAACGCAGATATACTGTTGGAATCCAGCACCAAAATCAGCTTGTTTTCAGCGTTGCGGCTGACCAGCCATTGTAAATCTGCATCACCATAGCGACCCAACTTTACTTTGGATTTTGACGGAAGTTTAGAGAGTTCCTGACCGTCAGGCATGATTGGAAGATATGCCGTAGCACCCTCTAACATTGTCTGATATTGCTTCTTGCTGTTGTAAGTGAACTGTCTTGCATAAAAATTCTTTGATTTATCCCAAGCTACGGTTCGTTCCAGAGGGGGAGCAATAAGGGTGTAACATCCATCAGAATCAGGGGTATCAGATACAAGAGTGGTTTCGGGAATGGAGCAGATAGGGCGAACTCCAACGGTAGTTTGATTCACAAGGATGGCAGATAGCTTACCTTTAATATCGACCATACGTTCTCCGCTAGGTTTAGATGGGAATGGGGTTCTGCACCAGTAATACTTTCCTGCAATAGTTCTATCTTCATTGCTGTCGAAAATATCAAGCTTAGAACCGCCAGTGTTACTTTCAAGATTCATTTCTGTTGTGCTAGGCAGGGTAATTTTGCTCTGAAATGTTTCTGTATTGTCACCGTCTACTTCGGCTGTGGTAGTAGTCCAAGTGGTGTTTAATACAGCTTGCAATTCTGCATTTGTCCACTTTGCAAGAAATCCGTCCAAATTGGTATAATCTGGTGAAGCATCGTAGGTATGAGATTTTGTATACCAACTGTTTGCGCTTTTATCAGAGTTTAACCATTGATGAATATTAGAAAGGGAGTACTTGTTGTTACCATTGCTTGCTCTATCGCCGTTGGGGTTACTAGGTTCAGCATTATCAAACATCTTTGTTTCTAACACACTCATGCTTTCAGCAGCAAGAATCAGAAACAGCTTGTTTTCAGCGTTGCGGCTGACCAGCCATTGTAAATCTGCATCACCATATCGACCCAGTTTCACCTTTGACTTTGATGGAAGGTCTGCAATGGTTTTACCTGTCGCCAGTGTTTGTGCAGAAGATTCCTCGTACATATCGTAGCTGCCATCTTTATTTGGGGTAGCGTTGAGTTTAAAAGACGTTTTTAAACAAATAGCTGGACGAACTCCAAGACTGACTGTGACAGTGCCAAACAAGACTCTACCATCAGTATCTATGTAATATCCATTGGTGCCAGATGAGGTTCTAGTCCAATACCTTACAGGGCGATAATCTTTATAAGCAATACGTTTTTCACTAGGATTTTCGTAATTGACGTTAAAATATGGTAAAGGTGTACCATCTCCGCTCGAACCATTTGCGGTTAATTCACTCATTGATAGAGCAAATGCACTTCTAAGAATAGTGCGTGATGAAACGATTCGTAAATTGACATCAACTAAATTATCTTGTATATTAGTAGGCAAGCCATTTTTGAATGCGATAATGGATGTATCAATAGGACACCCATCATAATTAGCATTACTCATCATAGCGTTTCCGATAATCTCTTTGCGTAACAACAATCCAGCACTACTGTTTTCATAGTTATTATACATGTAAATATATGGATGCAGTTGACCATCAGATTCTTTTAGATTTACAACAGTTTCAGTATCTGCGTCTGATACAGGGACATCTGCAAGAGTAATTGGTGGTATAAAATCAGGCTTTATAACCTCATCCCTTGCAAGTTCAATCTTTGTATCATCATTCTTGTTCTGCGGAATGTGGTCTCCGTACACCCAAACTGCACCAGCAAGGTCGGTCGCTCTGCTTTCTTCCATTTTGTCAGCAGAAAGAACGATACTTTCTGCTTGATTCTCGAACATAAAGTAACTTCCATCAACATCTAAAGCCACTTTGGTTTCTGGTTTTGGTTCCATCATGGGGTGGATTTTTACAGTTGTGTTGTATAAAGATGATGGACTTGGTGCTTTTGTTTGTGGCTTATTGTAATAAAGAACATATTCGCCCGACGATAGATACACTCCACCATATTCTCCAACATCTGCACTGTTCATATTATTAAAAAAAGTATATGCAGAAAGAACTTCACCAAAAGTATTTCCCCACGGCAATCCCACTTTTGCCTTTGCTGTTGCATTGATGTTAATGTCATTGAAGTTCTGCGCTAAAAGTTCGTCTGTGATACCAAGCTGGTACAAAAAGCCTTGTTCATAGCGGTAATCGGGGGAAGTTCTGTTTTCGTCACGTTCTCCTACTGGCATCCACCAATCACTGGCTTTTGTAGAGTTTAGCCACTGGTCTATATCGCTACCCGATATGTTGTGTTGTGTGCTATCATTCTCTAACTCAAACTCTTTCTTTGTCCAATCATTTGAATCGAACACAATTCTGTGGTTTAAGTCGGTTGTTGTACCATAGGTTACAGTGCCACTAATCTTACTGCCTTTTACCAGTTTGATTTTTGAACCATCTGGAATATCTTTAAAAGCTAAAGTATTTGCAGTCGGCGGCACAATCCCACCTTCCAATCTTGTCGCTTTAAAATTATCAAGCAAAGGTGGTAAGGTGTCATTACTTCCACCACCACCAAACGATATTGTATTTCCGTAAATTGCCATAACACACCTCCTAAGCAATCACTTTCGTTGATACAAGCTCTGCTTGCAGCATAATATCATTTTGCGGTTTTGCGCCGTAAATCAGTACGCTTGCCCTTCCGCTATCGTTCTTTCCAAGTATTGCGGTAACCCCGTCGTTGAGAAGTTCCACCAACATGGTATCGGAGGTTGGCGAAAGGTTGATTTTCGTGTTTTCTGTAATTTCAGGATTCGTAAACGTCTGGGAATATACCCCTTCACTCAACATTTCCCATTCGGATTTTGATAAAACAATCGAAATCAACTTGGATTTTTCCGCTTGCAACGCCGCTGTTTTCGCTTCCTCTGCGCTTTTTGCCGCCTCTGTTTGAGCACTCTGCGCCGCTGTTTTCGCCTGCTCGGCTGCCTGTTCCGAAGCAGATGCGTTTTGGGCAGATGTACCTGCTTCCGTTGCTTTTGCTGATGCTGTTTCGGCAGATTTTGCCGCAGCTTTGGCATTGGTATCGGCAGACTGTGCATTGCTTTGTGTTTCGTTCCTCCACTGTTCTATCTGTTTTGCCTGCGTGTTTATCGTTTCAACGGCTCCTGTCGCTGTTTTAGCAGCGGCTTGCGCTTTGGTTGTCGCTTCCTCCACCCTGCCGGTCATTTCCGACACTGTGTTGTACTTCTCGCTTACACTCTTTGATTCTGTCACAACCTGCCGCTGAATCAGTTCCGTTTCCTGCCGCGCCGCTTCTGCTGCCGCTGCCGATCGCTGCGCGGTGTTCGCCGCATTCACAGCCCCCTGCGCTGCCGAATCAATCTGATTTTTCGATTCCCCCACAAATTCTGTCAATTCGGGAATCGTTTTGTTTTCCAACACGCTGACTGTCTGCTGCAATTCGGTTGATTTTTGAATCAGAAGTTCGGAGATTTCCTTTGCCTGCTCCAAAGTGGGAAGGATTTCGTCCAGACTCCCCCCTGCATTTTCCAAAGCCTTTATTATCTTTTCAATCATCTCGTTTAACTGCTGTTCAAACTGTTCCAGTTTGTTCGGTGGAGGAACCGGTTGCGTTCCCTGCGGGTCCGGTCGAATGATTGCCGGATTGCCCGTCCACTTTGCCACAACGTTGTTTTTGCTGTCCGTTCCGGTTAATGTGAGCATGACCCGCCCGGGAACAGCGGTAAATTCCCTGGTGATCTGCCAGTCCAGAAAAATATGTTGTTCGCTCATCTTCTTCGGCAACACCCAGACCGCTTCGCTTCCAGAGTCTTCCGAAACTGCCTTGATTTGATAGGAAAGCGCTGTTAAATCAACCTCTTCCCTGTTTTTTGGCAGAATAAACCGCACCGGCTCCACGTTTATCTCGCCTTGTGTGTAATAAAATTCCAGTTCGGGATAATGCAGCCATGTTCCGTCTGAATATATTTTTCGCAACAATATCACTCCTTTTTAATATGAACTCCCTTGATATTATAGGATAAATCCTATATAATAAAAGTAAAGATAATCCTATTTTTAAGGAGAAAAGTCATACAGCGTTTTGATGTTGAATATTTTGAAAAAGAGGATGGAACCTTTCCCGCTGAAGAGTTTATTCTTTCTCAAGATAACAAAATGAGAGCAAAAATTTTCCGTTTACTCGAATTATTGGAACAAAAAGGGAATACTCTTCGTGAGCCCTACTCCAAATCCCTGGATGACGGAATTTTTGAAATCAGAACAAAACAGGGTAACAATATCACCCGAGTTTTGTACTTCTTCTATATTGGCAACAAAATCATCCTGACAAATGGGTTTGTAAAGAAAAGTCAAAAAACTCCTCCGTCCGAAATTGCTTTGGCAAAAAAATATCGGGCAGAATATGAAAGAAGGTTGGTGTAAGTATGGGAAAAAACTTCCGTGAAACTTTAAATGAACAACTCAAAGACCCTGCTTTCAAAAAAGAATACGATGATTTAGAAACCGAATTTCAGATTATTCGGGCTATCATCGACGCTCGAACAGAGATGGGAATTACCCAAAAACAGCTTTCCGATTTAACCGGAATCGCGCAGGCTGATATCAGCAAACTTGAAAACGGAAATGCCAATCCGTCCTTAAAAACTCTGCAAAGACTTGCTTCTGCTATGGGGAAAAAAGTAAAAATTTCGTTCGTTTAAAACAGGAGGGAACTTCCCCCCTGTTTTTTTATGCCCTCGGACAGGTTTTGTAGATAAAAATCTTCTCCTGAATCCCGTCATACCCCAACCGATAACACGGAGCGGAAAGCGGGATTATCATATCTTCCCCCAAAACCTCTGCCAGACGGTAGTAAATGCCTGCAACATAGCTTGAAAAGGTTTTGGTATATTCTTCGGTGATTTCTTTTACACTGCTGTTTTCGTCCCGCTCTTTTTCCGAAAAGTTTGAGCGCAAAAGACAATCCAATGCAGATAATTTGATTCGCTCCAAACACAGCTTTGCCCCGTCCTCTTTGGGTACGTCAATGTAAAGAATGCTGTTCATCGGAAGCGACAGCACCTGTTTTCTCAGTTTTGTGCGATTCATATGCTATTCCTCCGCGCTTTCTCTTAATTTTTCAATACAATGGATATACTGCTCCAGCAAATCGTTGTCCCCGCAGTTTACCGCAAGCATGGTTAAATTCTGCCAGAAAATATCCTCCATCATTGTCTTGCCGTAAGGGATAGTGCGGGAAACCACTTTCTCAATCAGCTCTTTCGCGTTGCTCTCCCGCCCGTGCTTTCCCTTCATCACAGTGGCAAAATCCTCGATGTAATCGGCATCCAAACTTCCTACTTCCCGCAAAGCCTGGACAAACCGCTCTGTGTTTTCGCCGTCGCAGCGTGCAATCCTGTCCATTAGCTGACCGGCAATTCCTTCTTTTTTGCTTTCTTCCATCTTCTGTACTGCGCCGCATTCGGAAGAACAGTCCTCTCCTTTTTCCAACTTGCAAATTAAATTGCTCATGATAAGCATATAGTCAATGTCTGTCTTTTTCATAAAAATCCTCCGTAATTTCTCAAGATTCATGTTGTTTCTCCCTAGACACTCCCGCCACCGATGTCATCAACGTTTTGATGTGCGCAATTACTGGGTCCCATTTCGGGGCAGCCGCAATATCCCACGGACCAAATGTTTCCCTCCAGTCATGTTCCGGGGATTTGTCATATTCGTAGACGTCTGTTAAAACCTTCTGAGCAATCTCCAGCAACACCGCTTCTCCGGGTACGGGTGTTACCCCAAATGCTGCAGGAATTTCCTTTCCTCTGCGGCGGTATTCGTTGTCCATCGCGTTTTTCAGCTCAATATAGTCCATCGCCTTGACAATGTGTCCGATGGCGATATTTTCACCTAAATGTGCGATAATTTCCGCTTGATTATCTCCGGTGCAGGCGTTGTCGCACTCTCCGGTACAGTTTGCCTGACAGCCACCGGTGCAGTTTCCCGTACAGCTTGTACAGGAATTGGTGCAGGTTCCGGTGCAACTTGCCGAACAACTGTTTTTGCAACTGCCAGAACAGTTTCCCGTACAGCCAGAGCAGGTTTCCTTGCATGTTCCTGAACAGCCCGAACACCCGCGGCATCCGCCGGAACATCCGCCGGTACACCCTCGGCAGCTTCCGCCACAGTCTCCGTCACAAGAACCCGAACATCCGCCAGTGCAGCTGGTACATCCTCCGAGGCACCCCGAGCATAAACAACTGTTCGATTCCAGTCCTCCAGGACAATTCGCTCCCATTATTCCCTCCCCCTTTCATAGCTCTGCGATTCAAATAATCGTTCTGTATGCTTGTTCAGTCCCAACTTCCGATACAGCTTTGTCCAATAATAGTAATTTGCCGCAATCTGCGCCTTGAACATTGCGCAGTGATGCTTGGTTTTGCAGTTTGGGTCACCGGTTGCGTCATACTGCCACGCAATACAGGTCGGACAAAGCGGCAAAGCAGGGCAGTTTCTGCACTCGCTGTCGGAAGAACTCCATGTTGTTACTTTTTGCAGCTTTTGGTACCACTCTGTTGTCTTGCGGTCTGTGTAATAACCGATTTCCAATTCCCCAATCGGTCGCTCTGGTTGATTGGTTAAACTGTGCTTCATGTATCGAAGACAAGGATATGCCTTTCCCTGTGGGTCGAATGCAACCATTCTGCCGTTTCCGCCGCAATAGGCTGTCACTTTCTGCCTCGTATATTCTTCTTTGGACGGAATCTGCACAAATCGTTCCTCAAACAGGCTGACATACAAATCTCGATAAATTTCGTTGTCAATCATCCAGTCGGCAAGCTCAATCAGCTTATCATACAACATCTTGGGGTGTTTTTCCTTCCAAACATCTTCAAACACACAATTTGCAGGAATGTTGTGATACCCCAAACGGTATAAATGCTGAATTGCTCCCACCAGATACGGCAGATTTTCCGGAACCAGAGTCACTTTTGTGCCTGCTGCCGGGTAAAGTTGCAACAGATGTTTTGCCGCTTTCGATACTACATCATAGCTTCCGCTCCCGTCATGAAAAAGACGGCAGCTGTCATGCAGCGCCTTGTCCCCGTCAATGCTGATTCCGATAGAAAGATGTTCATAATTTTTTCGGATAAATTCCTGCACTTTTGGCGTGTCAAACAGTACCCCGTTTGTGGAAATCGAAATCATGTAATAATATGCCCACGGGTGCTTTAACGAAAACGCTTTTTCCTTAAAATAATCGACGGTACGGTCAATTAAATCAATCTCTAAAAGCGGTTCTCCTCCGATAAAGTCCAAAATAATTGCAGGCGCTGTGTTGTCCACAAATTCCCCTTTAAATAACCCGTCCACAATCTTCTTCGCTGTTTCCCAACTCATTCTCCGGTTGGATTTATGACACTCATAGCAATAGGTACAGGCAAGGTTGCAGCTTTCGGTCACACAAAAGGTCACGCTTTTGCATAACATTTCGTCCTCCTCCTTGCTTGCCCCCGCCTTTGGATGCACTGTGCGGTATACCTGTACAAACTCATCGTTGTAACTCGGAAAATCCCCGCGCTCCATGTACATTCCGTTCTTTGCTATTGTTTTCATCTTCTCACCCTTTCTGAAACTTTTCGCAGCTTCTATTTCCCGTAAACTCCGGCAATCGCAATCCATTCTCCCGAGACATTCACGCTCAGCAGGCGGTTGTCCGGGTTAAACCAGTTGACATCGATGTCTTCCGGCGGCGTTTTGCTCACAACCGTTCCTCCCCCACCCGAACCGAGAGAAGAAAAATGAAGCTCCTTTGCCTGCGTGTCTGCGACACAGGTTAAAATAGCGTCTGCAACAAAACTGCTTGGTTTCAGACCTTTTCCGTCTGCTGTTTTTGCGGTATAAGCCTCGCTGTTCAACGTCCAGCTGTCATTCTTTTCCAATGCCTGTGGAACGCAGAAAAAACAGATTACCTTGCCGCTTGCCTCTGCCGGCAATCCGGTGAGATTAAACACCCCGCCTACCTTTTCACAGCTCAGCTCGTAATTTGTCCCCATCTTTAAACGATTGAGACGTTCTTCGTTAAAATGCAGATTTTGATTTGTAAAGTGCCCACCGTGGCTGTTCTGCGAATTGTTGTGGTTTTCAATGTCCTTTAAGGTTGCAGACACTCCGTCGTATGAAATATGCACGTCGATTGCCGAAGCGTCTATGACAGTAACACGAATGTTAATTTCCATCGGGTTCGATGTTCCGTTATTGACATTCAGCTTTCTCCATCCGGGCGCAGAAGCAAAGATAATCATCTGGTCTTTTTCGTTTAAAACAGCAATCTCCCGAACCGTAAATCCGCCGACATCCACCGGCACATTTGTCTTGCAAATAATCATGTTTTCGTTTGCCGGGTCCATCGTCACCGCGCAGCCTCCGCGCCATACCTCATGAACCAATTCGGTTATCGATCTGTCTGGTTTTACATAGTGCCCGTTTCCGTCACCCAACGCAATCTGTGTTAAATTCAGCGGTACTTTGCTTGCCAGAGCTGAAGCAATCAGCTCGTTTCCCAGATTTGTGACAATCGCATAATAATCAGAGTTTTCCTCGGTCACAATAACGCTAGAACGGAGCTTTTTGTCCGTTGTGTTTTCTTCTCTCATTCCTGTTCCGTCCTTTCTGATACAGTGTAGATAATATGGGCAGTTGTCAATGGAACAACCTTTGTTTGAAGCGGATAAGTTGCCCCAACCACGCTTTTTTCCGAAATATTTCCCTGCAAAACCGTTTCGTTAAATGCAGTTGTCCGAATGTGGCTGCATTTCGATTCAATGACAGTTTCTGCCTGCACATTGATTCCTACCCCTGCCGCTGTCAAAGGAGGAAGGATAAAAACCTCCCCCTCGGTGTAATGATAGGGAAAGGAAACGGTAAGACTGGCAGGACCGTCCGCATTTTCGTTGTAGCTTACCTTGTCCACATTCCAAATCATCTGAACCGCAGTGATAATGTCATAATAAGTTGAGTGGCTGGTGTTTGCCAGGATTTTATATTTTAAGTACTTTCGATACCGTTCATCGTCAATTACATCAAAATCAATGCTCCCTCCCTGCGCTGCAAGCAATCCCGCCTGTGCGCGGGAAAGTACGACAATTTCCCCGATTCGGTCTAACTGCTCCCCATGTGCCGTATCAACACACAAGACAGCAGCCAGCTGCTCCCTCGCTTTTTCCAGCTCTTCCAGCTCCTCCCGAATCACCTTTAAAAGCGCTTCTGTCCGTTTCTTTCCTCTGAATTGATGCGGAAAATCTTCACTCAAAGGCTTCATGCAAGTTCCACCTCAATCCGCTTTTCTTCCACTAAAGCTCTCTGCCGTGCATTGATTGTGATATTTTCGTTTTCCCGATACTCCTCGTTTTCCGGCACCTTTCCACTTTCCTGCGTTGCAAAGCTCTGAATCCGAATATATCCGATTCCCGTTACATTCCGGTAAATATCCCCCAAAAGCTCCTGAATCAGTAAGGTTTGTCCGGGAAGGAAGGATTCTGTCTGCGCTGTCAGACTTTCCTTAACTAAGTCCGCATAGTTTGGCGGTAGCGCCTCCCGCTTGCTCGGCGTCAGGGTAAGTTTTAGCCAAACATAAACCGGCTGCGGACGATTGAAACATACCTCGATCGGCTGACTGTCATCGCTTGGAACTTCCACTTTGGTGCTTCCGTAGGTCTGGATTCCTCCCGCTTTTTGCCGCAAGATTGCCTGCGCAATATCCATGTCGGACCCGCCTTCCACAACCACTTCAACACAGTGTGGAGGTCTGCCGTACTCGTCTGTAAGGTTTGTTTTGTTCTCATAACATTTCACCGATAAAACGCCCTGCACACTGTCCAAAATGGAAGATTCAATGCTGTTTGTCATACGGGCTGCGTGCGCGGAAATACGCTTGATATACGATTGCCGCAGCTCGACGTCCGTTTCTCTCATTCTTCCCAACACCGGTTCAATCAGGTTGGTGCAGCTTTCAAATCCGGTTCGGTTTGTTACAATTTGAGTAATGGAGTTTTCCGGCAGTTTGTACTTGCCGTAGTCCTGCGTTTCAAAGTTAATCAAACTGGATACCGTCTGTGTTGTCATATTTTCGCTTAACAAAATCAGGTTGCTTTTCTGTGGGTTTTTATCCGAAAGAAACAGCTGTTCTTCCTGAACTTCAACACAAAAGCTTTCCTTGGGGATTTTTTCTGCAAGCGCATTTAAAACGCTTTCCGCAGTCGGTGATTCCCCGCCACTCACGCTGTACAGTTCCCCGTTAATTCCTATTGTGTAGGTGTCATTTTTCTCTAAGGAGATAATCTTTAAAACTGCCCTGTTACAGCTTTGGCGGGTGATTTTTCGTTCTGCCGAAGACAACAACAGCAGCGGCGGCTTTGTGATGGAAGAAATCATCGTTCCCTTTGGGATAACGCTTCCGTCCGTTCCGGTACACAGGATATTGTAGAAGGTTTTTTGGTCTGCCATTCTCCGCAGTCCGGCAAACTGTACCGCATTGTCTAAGCTGATTCCTTCGGCTCCCGACGGATAAAAGGAATGATACACTTCCTGGTCTGCTTCCCAGTTTTGCGCCAGCTCGTCCGCAATCGTTGTGATAAGAACATTTAAATAAGACTGCGGATTCTCCATCGTGTTCACACCCCATGCTTCAGACAGTTTTCGGTGCATGGAACGATAAATTTCGTCCATTCTTTTCGGAACAAACCCGAAATCCGTTACCCCGTAGTTAGATCCCATCTATCGTCATCTCCTCTCTGATTGCTCCCTGTGTGGTGTTTGCGCAAAAAGTTACTCTGCAAACTCGCAGACGTCTGTTAATCTCCGCTCTGCACTCCTCCACGCCGATTACCTCCGATACCGATAAAATCTGCTCTCGAAACAGCTGTTCAATCACCGTTTCACTTGGATTTTTAATTAAAATCCGGCTGTAATACGGCATACCGAAGGTGGGGTTAAATTTCCATTCCCCCAAAAACCAGCGCAGACGGATAAAGATAGCCTGCCTGATGCTGTCCGTTAAACAAATATCCCCGTTTTCGGTAACAGATAAATCGCTGTCCCGGTCTAAAAGAAGGTCTTTCAAAGTATCATCGCTCCTTTCCTGTTACGCGCTTGGCGGACCGGAAGTCCCGTCTCCGCTTGCAACATTGGTGTGCGTGTGGCTTTGCAGACTGATTCCCGCGCCCACTACATCTCCCTGTGCAGTGATTTTCCCGCTCACTGTAAGATTTCCGGTCAAATCAGCGCCGCTTCCGGTCAGTTTTAGAATCGTACCACCGTTTTTCAGGGTGATTTCCCCGCCCTTCATTTGCATAAACTGATCGTCGTTGCGTTTTAGCAGCACCTCGTCGTTGGACAGCATCGCGCGGGAGTCCTTTTGCCGGATGATAATGGCGTCTTTGTTCTGCGCCTCTTGCATCAGCTCGTTTGGCTGCCGGCACACTCCCATGATAGCAATAGCATTTGTTAAATCATGCTTTAAATCTGGGAATTCTTCACCCCCGCTGCGCCATGCGTCTAATGCCTGCTCAGAAAAGAGGAGCAGGCACCCGTCCCCCGGTTTTACAGGAAAACAGATGCAGCTTTCCTGCGTGCTGCTTTGCTGGAAGTGTAGCGGAACCTTTGCGATTTGTGGGTAATCTACCTTCTGCCCGTCTGGGCGCTTGATTTTGCCTATCGGCTTTACAATGGCAGCACATTTGTCTGCATCGAAAGAAACAATCTCCCCGGGAATACAGGTATGTACCCCGTCCAGCGATTCTTGCACCGATTCCTTTAACTGCTGTACAAATTTTTGAATCATGTTTCTGTCTCCTTAATATGATACGTATTGATTTTACACGTATGATATGCTATCATAAAGTTACTAGGGAGGGATTGCCACAATGCCGCTAAAACCACGAGAAATGGAAAAAATAATCCTTGATGATGGCTGGATTTTTAAAAGTCAAGAAGGCTCTCACAGACATTACGTACACCCCACAAAACCCGGAAAAGTTACCATTCCCTTCCATCAAGGAAAAGAGCTGAATAAAATAACCGAAAAATCAATCCGAAAACAGGCGGGGATTCAATAACCCCTGTCCGCTTGATTCTATTTAAGGAGGTTTTGTTATGTTATCAATCTATCCTGCTTGCTTCTTCCGAGAAAACAATCAGTATTCCGTTATCTTTCCTGATTTAAACTGGCTTGCAACACAAGGCGACAGCTTTCAGGAGGCGATGGAAATGGCAGTTGATTGCTTGGCAGGTTATCTTTATTCCTGCCAAAAAGACGAGGAAGAAGTTCCCCCTCCGTCCGCATTGTCCGATATTTCTCTTGAAGAAATCGCAAAGGAATTGGATATAGATTCTCCTGCCGGCGAATCCTTTGTCAGTATGGTATCTGTTGACGTTGCGTCCTATGCAAAGCAACACTTTGCCAAATCCGTCAAAAAGACACTCACCATTCCCGCGTGGTTAAACGAACAGGCGGTTGCTAGCGGCATTAACTTCTCCCAGACCCTGCAAGAGGCTCTTACCTATAAATTGCAGCACAGATAACTTTGAAAAAGGAAGGCACTATTTTTCGGTGCCTTCCTTTTTTACTCTTTTTTTCCTTTTTCGTAACGAAGGATTTTGTTGATAAAGTATACCTGACCTTTTCCCGTTACCTTCGGCGTTTTACTCACATGGATATGTCCATCGCTATGTGTAATGCAGGTTTCTTTAATTTCAAACAACCCCAGCTCCATTGATTTCTGGGTTGGCATATTGTAATCGCTGCCCTGTCGCCTGATTAAGTACCCGTTCTGCCTCATCCATTCAAACAGTCGATTTTGTCCCATCTTGATTCCGTTCTGTTTGAGCAGTTTTGCCAACTCTCCAATCAGAATAGAATTTTTCGATGTCACAACCGCACCGGTAAAGATAACTGCCGGTTTCTGTTCTTCTATCTGCTTTTGTAGGGCTTTCCGCTGCTCCCTCTCTGCTTTGATTTCACTGAGCAAGCGGATTGCCGTGTCTGGGTCAGCCAACATCTGTTCCACTGTGCTTTGTGTCGCATACATTCCGTGTTTTCGGATAGATGGTATCACCTAGCTTGTCACCCAGCGCTTAAATTTCTTTGCAGTCGGCAGTTTACTGGACAACACCAAGCTGTATAATCCGGATTCGTTGATGATGGTGGTTTTACTTTGTCCAACAAGCAGATTCCCATTTTGGGAATCTGCTATATCCAACATTATAAAAGTCTTGTCCTCATCATCTACATGAGTTGATACAGCTTTGCTTGCATTTGCGTAACCTAAAATTTCAGCCACATCTTTTCCGACAAACCACGGTTCGCCGTCCTTCTCGATGGTGCGGATTTCTCCAAATTCTGAGTTTTGAAAAATCTGTAATTCGTTCATCTTTACACCCCTCCCATTCTTTCCGAATATTCTTTCATGTTTTACCCCGTTTCCACAATCTGCGCCGTACACAGCCAGTCCCCTGCCATGTTGTCGCCCTCGAGCTTAACCGATTCTACGCGGAAAATACCGTTTGCCGCCTTGCTTTGCAGCTGTATCAAATCGTTTACTCCAATGGCGGCATTGAGGAAATATCGAATCTCCCAACCTGCCTGCGCCTTGTTTTTAGAACTGTTGTCCTGCGCATTTCCGGAGTTCTTTTCCGATTTTGTCAGCTTTTTCGGACTTCCGATTAACCCGGTTTTGGAGGAAATCAGGTGCGCAACGGTAGAAATCGGTTCGTTGGACTTTGTCACCTGAATCACTCCGTTTTGAATGGTCCATGTCAGATTGTTTGAGGCGCAAACCTTGTCCAACACATTTTTGGCAAGTCCCACATAGCTGTAGCTTTCCAGCGGTTTAAAGCTGGCACCCGGAGAAAAGGTGATGGGCAACCCCATCTGCCCTGCCGCATCCTGTAATATTGTTTTGGAATCGGTGGTCGATAAATAGCCGAGTGTGAGGTAACTGTCCCGCAGTTCCTTTCTTCCGTCCAAAACATCAATCGTTGTCTTCTGGTCCGCTCCATCGTCCTCCGTCACAACATTGGTTACGGTTCCGGTAAGTACCATAGGAACGTTTCCCCTGTAACCGGCATTTAGCATAACAACACAATCTTTTTTCTCTAATGCCGCTTTGTGCGACGGTGAAAGGTTCCAGAGGGAAATTTTCGCCGTGTTCGGGGAAGAAACGTCTGACTTTTCTACGGAAAAGTTAATATGCAGCTCGTTGATTCCAAATCCTGCGCTCCCCGCCTGTCCGGCAGAAAACCGATATTCCCGAATCCAGTTAGCCATCTGTTTCTTCCTCCCCCAATTTCAATAAATCTTCTATTTGTGTAAAAGCAAATTGCGCCTTTTTATCCCTGAAATCATATCGTTCAATCCTTTCTTTGGAAGACACCGCCGCAAAAATTCCATCCGGCAGTCCGTGGCACAGGTAGAAGAAGTTAAGGGGTGCATTGGGTACTATCTTGATTCCCGTAACATACGGATTTCTGTTTCCGTCATACATCCCAAACGTCCAGTAATTTCCGCTGTCATTGTAGCTGAAGCGAATCAGATATTCCTTTCTCCCCAGAACAACACGCGAAAAACTGTCATTGTATTCCGGCACTTGAATTACGATAGTCATAATCTATTTCCTCATATATTCCACAAGACTTTCTTTTATATTCCATAAAATACTTCCGTTGTTTTCTTCTTGCGATTGATTGCTGTCCGAAGTCGAATTTCCTACAATATTTGAGCTTTCCCCTGCCTGACTGCCATATGGCGCCGTGGCGGCTGTTCCCGCCGTTGTCCCGGTATCTCCGCCGCGCCCATATTCGGACGGAATGGTAACGGTCTTTGCCGCCGTTGTCTGCACCTCTTTGAGTGTAATCGGAATCTCCAACGATGTTTTCGTCGATACATCATACGGCAAAGAAAGGCTTGTTACACCCATGTTTTTAAAAATACCTTTTGCAGAAGTAACGGTAATCAGCTCGCGCTTTGCGTACAACTCCTGAAATCGGGAAGCGACCTGCTGAACTCTCCCCGGTGAAGCGTGCGAACGAAAGGTTATCGGCGTATTGGTGACAATTACAGTAAGACTCAACGTTTTGGGCTTTTGAATCATCGTATCCTGTACCGAAAAACCCTCTTCTACAGGATAATCCGGGATTTCCATCTCTAAAGAAAGTTCATGATGAATCAGCGCGTCGCACTCGATACCGCCGATATTGACCGGTTGAGGTTTCATCTTTTATCCCACCTTTTTAGTATCCCATTGCAAAAGCTCTTGCCGCTTCGTCCGAACTGTCATTCACTGCCTTATTCATCTGTTCTGCGCCCTTTTGCTGCATTTCTCGGTCAGAGCCGTTGAAGGTGTTGGTCACATTGTTTTGGATAGTCACATTGTTGGTTCGGTTGCTGCCCCCAGTTGAATTTGCTACAGTGACAGGTTCCGGGTCTTTGGAAAACAGACCTGATACATAATCCCAACCTTTTCCGATTGCATTTCCAACTCCGCCAATCAGTTTTCCTAGAGGGGAGTTTGCGATTGTATCTATCAAATCCTTTGCCTTTTCCTTTAAATTTCCAAACCAGTCCATAACACTGCGAATGGTTTTTCCAACCTTTTCGCCCGCTTGCCACACCTTCTCGGTGGACCATGCAAAAAATTCCCCCAGTTTTTCCAAACCTTTTCCGAGCAAATCCGCAATCGTGGAAATCAACGAGCCAAGAAAAGAAATAACCCCTCCGATGGTTTCTCTGACAGCGTCCGCATCAATTCCCATTTCTTCAAAAAAATCACCGATGACGCTTTCGTCACCTTTCATAAAATGAATCAGGTCATCAATCGCAAGGGCAACCAACATGATAACCGCAACCAGTGCAAGCGTTTTGAGGTTTGCCGTGGTAAGCAATCCGCTTAGACTCTTAAAGAAGCTGAGAATCTTTCCTGCATTAAGCGCAAGCCAGATAGAACCTGCCGCCATCGCAAGCAGTTTCAGCAGGTTTTCCATACCACCCACTTTGTCTGCAATTTTGTCGATAAACGCAACTGCCTTGTCCAGCCACCCCAACAGTTTGGAGAAGAAATTTACCAGAAAAACAGATAGCTTTTTGGTAAGTCCGTACTGACTGTTTACCTTATCCACCCACAATCCCCATTGATTGCGAATGTTGAGCAGCGCATCGGAAAGGTTCATGTCCAGTTCGTTAAACGAAGCGTTGATGGTGTCTGCATTGTTGACAATCGCATTTTTCAGGGCAGACAAACTGATTTGCCCTTGCGATGCCATCTCTTCAAACCGTTCTTTGCCGACACCAAGCTCCTTTTCCAGCAATTTCACTGCTTCCGGCGCGTTCTCCAACAACTGGCTGATTGTTTCGCTGTCTACTTTTCCTTTTGCAAAGGATTTGTTGATTGCTTCCTGCAAGGCGGCGGTTTCTTCGTTGGATTTTCCGGCAGCCTTAAACAGTTTGGAGGTGAGCTGTGCATAGTTTGCCGCTTCTTCCACAGAACCGAACAGTTCTTTGTTCTCCTGTACCAGATTGCCCACAAACTTTGCAGTGTCCCCGTAGGAAGTTCTGCTTGCGTTGGCAGCCTGTAAAATCTGCTGCTGAATGGCGCTTTGTTCTCCCATTCCTCGGGTGGCGTCTCTGATTCGGTCGTTGATTCCGTTGAATTCCTCCGAGATTTGCTTGAGCTGAACCAGAGAAAAACCCAAGCCCAATGTTCCGATCAGTTTTCCCATTGTCGAGCGCACAACACCGGAAATCTGTTGATAAGCAGCTTTTGTTTGTTTTAACTCCTGCTGATGTTTTTGCTCTGCGGCTGTTTGTTTTTTGGTTTCATTGGTGACTTGTTTACTTTTCCCCCAGATACCGTTCAAAAGGTCACGGGTAATCCGTTTTTTCTTGACTTGCTCCTCGGTATGTTTTTTACCTTTCTTTTCTTCCTCGTTTACCCGGCGCTGTTTAGCTGCCTGTTCGTCCACTTCATCGTTAATTTTCCGTTGATTATTCAGAATTTCATCGGTGATGTTTTCTTGTTCCTCAAGCGGCGCGGTATTGGGTGCCTCTGTCGGCGAAGGTGGTTTTGCAACCGGTGCCGAACCGGATTGTACCAGTGTCTTTGGAACTTTAAGTTTTATTTCGACAATCAAACTTTTTAGCGTCTTTTCCCAACGCTTCTTTGCTTTCTCAACTGTCTTTTCTGCTTTTTTTAAAGACGCATCGTCAATCTCAAACCCTATCGCAATCGCTATATCCCGTATGGTCAATCTCTCACCCCCTTCTCATTTCCTCCGCCTGAATCCGCTGTATATCCAAATCACGGATATACAGCGCATACAGCTTTAGCGCCTCGTCCAGTGAATAGCAGGTTTCCAGCTCCCACTTGGACGCAAGCCCAGCTTTGATGAGAATGTACATCCTCAGCTCTAATTCTCCGAATTGCGTTGTGTCAAAATGTCCGTATCGTTCGGGGTCATCGGCGATGTCGGTTCCCGGACGAGCTTTCCAAACAGGGGACCGAGTTTCCCGAAAAAACCTCCGAAATTCTCCCTTAAAACATAAAACGCCAGCAAAAACATATCCTGAATCTCCGCACAGAAAATTTCATCTGCCGTTTCTTCAGTCAGATATTCTCCGCTGTCTTTTATGACAATGTTTTTGGAGCAAAGCAGCTTTTTGAGCAGCAATTCTATCTTGTCGCCGCTTATCATGGAAAATGCGGTAGAAATCTGAGGTGCCGCTTTCATAACATCATCATCCAAACTTAGCTTCTGATCCGACAGCAACGGGGCAAGCGCCCCCATTGCCGGCAGCAGCAGTCCCGCAAGCTCTCCTGAAAGGTTTGCTGCTGTAAACGCGCCAAAAGGATAAATTAAAAATTTCATTCCTTTTAGTTCCGCTTCTTTTCCTTCGATTCGTCTGCTGTAATTGCACTGCACTATACACTACCCCTTTCCGAATCTGCGGTGTAAAGAATCCACTGCCTGTTTCCCGCTTTTCGTCCGAAATCGCTGTTTGGGGTCTTTGCCACCCACGCTTCTTCTGCGGAAAGAAGGACTTCCCCGTTTCTTTTCTTGATTAAAAGGGGGAAAGTCTGCAATTCTCCGTCCCGCAAGCGCTGTGCCAAATTATTTAAAATTTTGTTTGCCTTCACGCCGTACAGATTGGTAATCGTCACTTTGGAACAAGGATTCGGGTCAAGGGATGTTACAACCGCGCTGTCACAGCCCGAGGTTGGCGCTGCTTCTTCTGCCATGTCCTCTATGGTCAGAAAGGCATCGTCCGCATATCCAGTCAGGCTAAACGGACCAAACCCGATTAAAATATCTTTGCAGTTGTAAACTACAAATTCCTTCATATTTTACCTCCTTAATATTCTAACGTTCCGCGAACTTCAACAAAATGAACTGCGCCTGCCAGACGGGCGGTAAACTTGCAGCCTTTCAGCTGTCTGCTTGCCCGTTCTGCTTGAGTCAGCTCTCTTGCCAACGGTACGGTTACGGTAAATCCCGGAACAGCGTTGCCGTCCTCGTCATACTCGGTCGGCGAAATGTCACCCATCTTCTGTCCGCGCTTGAGTGCATAAATCATCTGGTTTTCCACCAGTGCAATGCCTCCATCCGTGTATGGGATTTTGGGATTGGTAACAAACAGATTGTAGATGCAGTTCTGCATGAAGGCTTTCAGCCACCACATAAACCGAACTGTATCAATCCATTCTCCGTTTACTGTTTTTCCTCCCTGCGTGATTGCCTTGCCGCCGTACTCGGTAAAGTAGGAGATATTCTTTTCTTGCAAAGTGCTCATCTGTGTAGCGGTAAGTTCTGCCACAGATACACCATGCAGGGATTTGAATGCCCATGTTTCACTACCCGGCTCAAAGGAAAGGCAGGAAACGGCAAACGCCACGTTCATGTACTTGTTTGCTTCTGTTTTGTTCGGGCTGTAAATTTCAAAGCTGTTCTGATAGGTGCTTGTTTTCAGGCTGCTTGCCTGCTCAACTGTGGTAAAGCAAGCCATCTTCTCGTGAGCTTCCGCCCACTTTGCAATATCCTCATGCTTTGCTTTCTCAATCCCTGCCGGGCAAATTACAAACCACTCGGTGTTTGCCGATGCTCGCTCCAATGTATCGCTCAGTGCCTCTGGGGTTTCCAGATTCTTTACATTAGCCGCTACAAAAATCTTGGACGGGTGAGGCTGCTGGGAAAATGCAACTGCCGCCGCATCGTAAACAGCTTCGCCCTCTACCCATCCTGCTGTTTTTACCCCTTCCAGAGAGGTGTAGACTCCGATTGCCTTGTAATCATCCAGCTTTTTGGATGCCGGTTCCGGACCAACAATCAGGATGCTTCCGAAGCCGGCGATTCCGGTTGCCGGAGCTGCAATCCGAATCTGAATATCAACAATATCGTTTAGATTATTGCTCATTAAGCCTGTGCCTCCTTGCTATAATTTACTTCTGCACTTTCAAACCAGCCGCTTGTGTCGGCAGCTTGCTCGCTGGTGCCTCCCCCGCTCGGTGTCGGTACAGTGCTGTCCTGCCCTGCCGGTGGTGTTGTACTGGAATGTCCATACACATCTTCCACAAAACTGATGGAAAACTCCTGCATTGCCCGATACTCATATTTAGCATCGTTGAGCAAAGCGCTGACATCCAGCGTGCTTCCCTCCTCCTGCAAACAAATATCGTGCACCTCCAAAAAATCCTGCCCTGCATCTGAGCCAAGATAGCGGATAAAACTTTGAAGGTCGCTGACGGCTGTATTTCTGGGAGGAGGCGCACTCATCCCTGGCTTTCCAGTGCCTTTTCTTCCGCCGGTATACAGGTTCAGAGCAATCCGCCCTGTGCAGTAATACCGCTGGGAGATTTCTGTCTCTCCCGATTCGTCTGGGTGGAGAAAATGCGAAACGTCTGTTAATTTGAGGGCAACAAAAGGATAAGGAGGTTTGACTTGGTTGGTCTCACACCATCGGACGGTTGCTCCTGCAAAATATCGCCGCACCAACTCCTCCACCTTCAGCTGCGCTTCTTCTGTTGTCACACTCTCACCCCTTCCTGCTCTCCTGCCGGCAAAACTACCCATTGGCACTCCCAGTGCCCGATTGGAGTATGCTGCCACTGGGAAGCCTGCTCACATTCGTACCATTCCCCTTGATAATACAGGCGGTCCGCCGGGGTGCCTACTTGCTGGTTTACGGTATGTATCTCTGATTTCCCAAAACTTTTCACCCTGCGAAGGGAGCGTTCTCCCTCCGGCAAGGCTTCCAGTTCCCGAATATTCAGGGATTGGATGTTGAGCCGTACTGTAATATCCCGATATGGGTGGCATCCATCCTGGTCCGCCTTTCCGTATCGGCGAATGGTGTACTGAGAAGAAAACATCAATCATACTCCCCTTTCTCGCAGATGGTATACGAGATACTATCCCTCATCGTCCCGGTATCAATCAGCGGATGGTCGTGACCTTTTCGCCTGATGGTGGAGGGTGCGTTTGGGACAAACTGCCCTTCATCGATGCGGTTTTGCACCTTTTTGCGTACATCTTCCCCAATCACCTCAAAAGCCTGCTGGGAATCTTTTTCTCCCAGCAGTGCCTGAGACACTTCGGTTGCCGCCATCTCCTTGATTTCCTCCTCGTGCATCTGCACCGTCTGCGCCAAAAACGGGCGGGAGGGAATGGTACTTGTGCCAAGCTCATTGTATAGAGCAATCTCTACCAAATCAGCCTTGGATGGCATTCCATTGTGCTTTTTCCCCTTCTTCCCTCGCTTTAAGCCGACACGCACCTGTTTGGTGGATAGCTTTTGAAGCTCCCGAAAGAATCGCTCTCCCTCCGGCGTCAGCCTATCGTGCCCTGCCATTTCAATCCCTCCGAACCATAATTGGGATAATCGCCTGTTTTAATCGCAGATACTCCATCCCATAGGTTGTGAGAGATAGTGAGGATTCTACGCCGGCAACACCCGTGTTATTGCCAAAAGAAACAGAGGTCGCGCCCTCCGTGTAGGACACAACCCCTGCTCTATCAGCAATATTTCCAAATGCACCTTCTGTACCCAGTCCAGCCATCTTCATACGGTGAGCAGTGAGATAGACAAGTGCCTGCGGGTACTGAGTGCCAAACGCTGTTTCACTCACCAGCTGACTTGTAAGTTCAAGCCATGTTTGGATAAGCCCATCGGGAACCTCGGAAAACTCTGGTGCAATCGTGCGCAATAATGTTAAATTATCCATTACTGCTTGCCTGCGGAACCGCGTCTACCGCCTTTTGGCTTATCTTCCTCCGACTCAGTTTCCGACTCGGTCTCAGGCTCGGCTGGTGCCTCTGGTTCAGCGGATTCTTCCGCTACTTCCTCCGAAATCTCAATCACTCCACGCTCCTGGAAGAAATCGAGAATTTCGCTTTTTTCGTACTCAGCCGGCAGCGGCTTTGTCTCCCTCGGGAGGAGGAGAACAGTGCCGATGCTGATAATCTTAGTCCCTTTGTTGGTGATATTTTTCATTTTCTCAATCTCCTTTTACACGCCGACTGCGATAATAGCAGACAGCGGATAGTAAATCATAGCGCCGACAACTCTGGCTTCGCATGGTACTACGATTTCCAGATTCTTGTTCTGAGCTGGATGCTGATAAAATGGCATCGGGATTTCGATGGAGAGTTTTTCCACATTGTTGGTATACAGCAGCGCAACACCCTTGCCATCGCTTGGTTTTGCGTATGGATTGCTCTCTACTGCGGTTGCGTTGAGCTCCGCACAAGATACAATCGTGATACCGTCAAGGTTATCCTGGAGATATTTCAGCACGGAAATACCGGTATCAGGGATTCTCTTGACAGAGAGGTCCAGATACACATCAGACGGGATTGCCAGCGTATCTGGATGCTCGGTGTTCTGGGTAGCGGCGTTGACCTGTGCGATCATGCCGGAAACGTCCTTGATAATCTCGTCCACGCTCTTGCCTTTCCAGTCGGCTGTACTGCTGGTAGCCCCGTTTGGCAGAGAGTACAAAGGAATATCGTTGTTTTCGGACAGGATACCAACAAGGTTGTTTTCCTTGTCGCCCTTCCATGCAACCGAGTTGGTAAAGCGGTCGATAGCGTATCTTGCTGCGGAACCTTTTCTTGCATCCAGTCCCTTGCCTGCCAGTTTGGAGGCTCTCATGTCCTGTACGCTGTATCCGTAGCTGGCACCAATGCCCTTTACCAGCGCGGTTTTGGGCTGCCCCTTTACATCTGCACGAGGCAGGTCGGTGGCGTAGTTGCCGATGATTTTGGCAAGACCGGTAGGCTCATATCCGTAGTAGGTTACACTCTCTGCACCCTCTGGCACCTCATGGGTAACAGGGAACATTTTGAGGGCAGTGAGTTCTGGGAAAACTTTGTCGTAGGTTTTGACCTTTACAAAATCAAGCTCCCTTGCAAAGTAGACGCTGGCATCCTCGGCAGCATCAAAATTCATCTGAGGGTTGCTGGCAAGGCTGGCGGAAATGCCAGAGTTTTCAATCGCCTTGCGGTCCTCTGCGCTGAATGCGGTGTGCTGTGTTTTGTTCATCATTTCTCCTCCTTATTTCTGTGCGTAAAGCTCGATTGGTGCGATATTAGATAAATCCTTCTCACCCAAAAAGCGCGCGTTAAGTTGCAGGGTATTTGCGCTGTCTGCTGCGGTTTTGAAGCATCCAAGACCAGCGCCGTTGATTACCAGATATACAGGGTCGCCATATTTGGGTTTTTCGCCATCTACGATGCGCACCCAGATTCTGCCGGAGTGCATCACGCTGACGGTGCTCTTTGCCGCTACGGAAACATCGCCCTGTGCGTCCATCTCTCGTACATCTGCCATGATGATGCCCTCAAACTTGTCGATAGTAGCACCGGTAGCGGGAAGTTTCACTGTTTTGCCGGCTGTTTTTCCCTGCACAACACCCATGCCAAATTTAAGCCCGGCAGCCTCGTTCATGCGGCTGTCCACAACATGGTCAGTCAGGTCGTACAGTCCGCCCGCTACACCAGCAGGGGTAGACTGGGTGTAATTGGTCCACATGCTCATTACTTGTTACCTCCATCCATTTTTTCAATCATTCTTCTTCTGGCTTCGTTCTGCCCGTCAACCGGCTTGTTGTGGGCGGAATCACCTCGGAACATCTGCTGGCGCTGATAATCTACGCCTTTTCTTTTTCCAACGCTTTCTTTGGCAATATCAAACATTGCATTGATGTAGGCGGTATCTTTGCCATCCAAGCGGATGTTCGGGTGCACCTTTTTGATGATGGCTTTCTTTGCATCCATCGGCTTCATCGCCTCGATACCATCCAGATTGAGTTTGTCGCCTAAGCGAATCAGTTCGATTTTCTGATTGACATAAGCGTCGATGCTGTCCATGTTGAGAGGATTCTCCTGGGGTTCCTCTTCATCGGCATTTGCTTCGGCGGTTTCACCCTCGCTGTCGGTTTTGGTTTCTTCCTTAGCGGATGCCTCGTCAAAATCAATCTTTGCCTGAAGCTGTGCAATAAAGTCCAGCAGTTTCTGAATATCTTCATCCTGCTGTGCAATCACACCGGATGCCTCATCCATTGTCTCGCAGTCACCGGAAGCGTCCCTGCGGTCACGGCGGTCTTTTACCTCCTTCACCGGGTCAGCCTCGTCCTCATCTGTGGTCTGCTCATCTGGATTGGTGCCCTCATCAGCGGTTGGATTGCTGTTCTGCATCCGCTGCGCCTGTCTCTGTTTGTATTCCTCCACCAGTCTTGCAATTTCCTCCGGTGTGAGTCCGTCTTTTCTTGCTTTTGACATTTGGTTTCCTCCTTGTTCTTCCCCGTCAATGTTCAAACGAGCCTGTTCTCCTGCCCTCGCTTTTTCAACAAGAGCAAGGTGGTTGATTTGGATATTTCTTTGGATTGCGTCATAAGGCTGTCCGTTCCATACTCCGGGCGTTTCATCCGGTGTTTGGGTGTAACCCAGTGACAGCTCGCGCAATCCATAGCTGAGCGATTCTGCATCATGTATCACAATCTGGGCGCGGACATTGTCTCCATCCTGGATTCCCTCGCTCAAAATGGTGCCGATGTGCTCCTGCTGTACATTGTCCACATCAACAAGCCCCGCCTCGTGAGTGAGGATGACGGGCTTGCCTTTGTAGCTTGCAAGACTTTCGGCAGCAAACACTTCCTCCGGCAGCCGCAGTTCCCTGCGGATAGTGCCATCTGGATTGTGATACTCAAAAATTCCCACCCTTGTCAGAATGGGATTATCAATCAAATATCCCTCTGGTGTGAAATAGGTATCACTCAGAGGGATGCTATCAAATCTTTGTTCCATTGCTACTCCTTTTTCTCATACGGCACAACAACATTTCGAGGAAATACCGGGATTGCAGTGCACCGGCACCCGTAGTCCTCCCCAGGATGGCAATGCCGCCCTGTCCTTGGGTCCGAGAGCGGCGGGGATTCCCACGAGAATTTATTCCCGTTGAGCTTCCTGTGCTGATGGCGCACCTTGGAATCCCTTTTGGAGGACCAAATGTACTCCTGGACACCTGCATCCGTCTGTTGTTGCCTTGTAAGCTGTGCCTGTAGTTTGCCAACCTGGTCTCGGGCAATAAACTTCGCACGGTTCTTACTGACTTGGCAGGTATGCTGGATGTGCTTCACCATCTGGTCCGTAGCGGCATTTTGGGTAATATCCTCCCAAAGGGTATCCCGAATCTGCTGGACAAGGTCCTGTGGAATTGAGGAAATCATCCCCATATTTTCCCGAAACCACCGTTCCAACAGCTCCCTGTAAAACGATTCATCGTAATATTTCGGGATAACCTGTACCCCCAGCGTCCGTTCCACCGCCTTGCTCCATCCCTGATTCACAACACCTCGGATAAGGTAAGCAGCAGCTTTGATTTGTTCTTCCAAATTGGAGCCGTCTTCCTCCTGCTCCTCCTCGGTTTTCAGGTCGTTCATCATTTTGGTAAGATACAGGTCAATCAGTTGCATCAATCCAACAGCATCATCGGTGCGCATCCGCTTGTTTCGGTCTTGCTTAATTGCCTTGATAATCTTCGGCATCCAGCGTAGCACTACCTTGTTGTAGCGGCGGTACAAATTCGCAACTGCCTGCGAATATTGCCTTTCCGCAGAGATTGCATAGGGCGGCACATACTTTGATTTCAAGGTGTCGTGCCCATAGAATTTCTTCTGGATTTTCTCCTGTAAGGCAGTTCGGTACGCAAGGTCATTCACAAGTTTCACCTCTTTTCGGGCATGAAAAAAGGACGGTGCTTTTTGCATCGTCCTTGATAAAAATCTGTTCTGTTTTAATGACCAAACAGGCTGTTCGGTCCGCACCACTTGGAAACAATGGAGGTCGGTTTGCCTTCTCTCAGGCATTTTTCCAGCTCTTCCTTGTATACCTGCGCTGCACACTTATCTCCAATTCGGTCAAAGTCGGCATAATTGAAAGGTATCATATATTCTCCAAATTGCTTTTTATACTCTTCCTGCAATTCCCACATTTCATCTGCCCTTAAAATATCGGCATCAATACGAGCTACATACATACTTAATCATTCTCCCCATGTAACTGTTTTTTTACTTTTTCACATTCCGCATAAATATCCGGCAAATTTTCTTGTAAAAAATTCAACTTTTGTTTATCCTGAAAAGCAAGTAAAGAATAATAATTTGCAAAGATTTCGCTTTCTTTGATTCCTTTCTTTTTTCTCTCACGGAATAAAAACCTAATGGTCTATTAAGCTGCCTGGCTGGCACCATTTAGAAATAATGGAGGTCGGTTTGCCTTCTCTTAGGCATTTTTCCAGTTCTTCCTTGTATACCTGTGCAGCACATTTATCGCCGTTTCTCTGGAAATCACAGTAGTTAAAACAAATAAATTTCTTTCCAAACTTTTTTTCATACCGTTCCCACAATTCCCACATCTCATCGCTTCTCAAAATTGCGGAATCGACTTTTGCTACAACCATTTTATTCCTCCTCACCATGCAGTTCTTTTATAAAGCTGGTGCAGCTTTGGAACACTTCCGAAAAGTTTTCTTTCAGAAAATTAAGTTTATCGGTATCTTTAAAAGCTTTCAACGAATAGCAATTCGCAAAAATTTCTTTTTCTTTATTTCCCAACTGTTTCCAGTATTCTTTCTCATGCCCTTGAGGAAAGGTATATTTCCCCTCACAAATTGCACTGCAAATATCGGACAAGAAACCATCTTCATCATTTTTCCTACAATAATTCTGAAATTTTTCGGGATCAGTGTCTATTAGTTGCTTTGAAGCGGCTACATTCTGCCGAAAATTTTCGTTCTCAGCTACATTGATAAACTGACTGTCGATTCGGTGTGCCAATTCATGGGTCGCAACAATAGACAAATCCATATCTCCGAATGATGGTTGAGAAGGATCATAGAAAATTTTGTCCCTTGATGGGGAATAACCAAATTGAGACCCATCTGGAAGTTTTCTTCCCTCAAATTCAACAGAACTTATCGCTTGTGTCAGGTATACTCTACACCCTACGTCCATCTGTTGGGTGAATGTTTGGTAATCGTTTTGCAGTTTTTGCACATCTAAACTTCCGTCTGAGGTAATATAGTTTTTGGTCGGCATACTGTCAGAGGGCAGTTTCCTGCTCTTCGCCGGCTGCGGCGCGCTTTCTCTTTGCCCACGTTCAGAGCTTCCTTCGGCTTGCTTGGGCTGACTGTTCTCCGAAGTTTCCTGTTGCTGTGACGGTTGTTCGCCTTGTTTGTTTTGTTCTTCTTTTTTTCGGTTTGAGGACCTTTCCCGTTGAGATTCTTTCGGTTTTTCCTTTGATTCCGATTTGGAAGAAGAGCCTCCGCCCTCTCCCGAACCGCCGACCTTTCCCGGGCGACCCTCATGGTTAAAATTTCCGCTGCCCTCCCCGCCGTCCTCGGCGATGACATCCTTGGCGATGACATCCTCGGCAGCTTCTGATTTCATTATACCACCTTGCCGCCCTGGTTGTCCAGTGGGTTCCAAAGCTGGATTATCATTTGCTCGCAGTCCTTCCAGCAGTTCCTCCCAGCCTTCCTCCTGCGGGTTTTCCGTCTGATTATCGAGAATACTTTCAACGTCCACCTGCTCGTCTTTGGCAAGCGCCTGACGCACTTCCTCAGGCTGTATCGCCTGCATATCTATGTAGAGCTGTGCCGTTTGTGCCGCTACCTGTGCCCGCTGGGCTTTGGTGAGTTCTACGGTTGCCTTTTCCGTCTCGCTCAAACTCCATAACGGGTTAAAGGTTGGCTTGATGCTTCCTGGGTTCTCGATGCTTCCATCATAAACCCCTGCCTGCACAATCGCTTTTATCAGGGTGCGGATATTTTTCTTGAGCATCCGCTTTTGGATACCCTCCACAAAATTGTAGTAGTTTTCCAAATCGCTCTCACCGGTTGCGTTTTCGCCGGCGGGGGAACGCCCAAACAGGATGGTTTGTGGGATGCAGGTAACTGCCGATAGGAGGTTGCAGGTACTTTCCAAAATTTCCTTCGTTCCTGTCATCTGGAAGGTTTTGAAATCGTAGTCCTCGCCTTCCATATCAACGGCAATCGTGTTCATTATTCCTCGGGAAGCGTCAAGAACCTGCAAACGTTTGAGTTCCATCTCATCTCCGTTCGGACCTGCCAGCATATTTTGCAGACCTCGCTGTTTGTATACCGGCTGCACGCTCTTTTCAATCATGTTGGCGGCATTGGTGTGTGTTTTTAGCGCCCGGGACAAATCCTTGTGGATACGGATATACTCCGGCAATCCCCAGTAATAATACTGCTGTGCTGCCCCGTACTCCGGCAAACTGCCGTTTTTAAAAACTAAGCACCTGCTGCGATGCACTCGAAAAGTGCCGCCGTAGGTGCTGGATACATCGAAATATTCTGCTTTCCCGGTTCGGTAGGTGTCTGGGTCTGGCTGAACGATTGCCCGTTCATATACTCGCAGCTCCTCCACTGATCGGACGTCCTGCCAGTTCACCGGCTCTTCCAGTCCGCCGCCATCGTCCAGAAGCATAACGATGATGGAGCCGCCAAACAGCCTCGCCCAGCGGATTGCCGTTACAGCCTTTTCCTCCCAGTCCAGCCGGTCAAGCGCGTCGTCTAAAAATTCCCTCAAGTCCGCATCCGAAACATTATATTCCATACCATGTTTCAGTGCTTCTTCTGCCGGTCGGTCAATAATCTTGCTGAACAGTCCATTGTTTTGGTACTTCTCAGCAAGGTCATAGTCGGGTATCCACATTTCCCCCGTCTGCGCTGTCTGCGACTGATACAGCCGCATAACATCAGAAAACCCGTCTGCTCTGTATTCCAATTATTTCCCTCCCTTTTAAATCAATCCTTCCAGACTAAAGGAGGAAGAATTGTAATAGGTGTTTGCCTGCGTCTGTGCGTCCACCTGGTCGTCATTTGCACCGTTCGGGAATACTGCGTGTTCCTCAACGAAATCATGCACCCACGGGGCAATGGACGGATCTGGCAGGTAAATGTTTCCCGCCTCCGCTACTGCCGTTACAGCATTGGCGCGGACAATCTTGCCGCCCTCCGGTTCCACCGGTATCAATCCGGGGATTTCTTTTCGCAGCACATCAATCACTGCTGTGCCGTTTGCCTTGTCCTCCACGAGCTTGCGGATTGCCTGCGGCCATTTTGCAGACAGGGAACGGATCGCGTAAAGCGTTTCGGTAAAACTCATGCGTCCACGCGCCTGATCGAGCAGGTAGCGGCTGCTTCCCTTTCTCGCCCAAACCTGCCCTACAACATAGTCAGAGGATTGAGCATCCTTGAAGGTGCAGTCCCATGATTGAACAAAATCATAAAGCCCATCCGGCAGGACTTTGTAGTAGTTCCACCACTCGCGCTTAAAGGTTCCACCTTCGCCCGGTGTTGGGTGCTGCTGATACAGTGCCGCCCAATCTCGGCTGCCGACTGTCACCTTCATCTTTTCGAGGGCTTCCTCATCGTATTTCCACTTCCAGAGTGCTTCCCCTTCCTGCCGTTCATCGTAAGGTTTGGGCGGATATTCGCAGACGGCTGGCAATTCCAATATTGTCCACTGGTCCGCTCCTTCCTGCGCTGCTTTGAGAAGTTTGCCTGCCAAATCGTCCTCGTGCCATCGGGTTAAGGTCAATAAAATACACCCATCCTTTTCCAGACGGGTGTAGAGGGTGGAGGTGTACCAGTCATATACTTTTTCTCGCATGGTGGCGCTGTCCGCGTCTTCTCGGTTTTTTACCGGGTCATCGATGATGATATACTCGCCGCCCATACCAGTAATACCGCCGCCGACACCGGAGGAACGGTAGGTTCCCTTTTTATCTACCACCTCAAACATATTGTTGTTTCGGGTGTAGCGGGTTTCGTAGAATCTCCGGGTGTGCTGATTGCTCAACTGTGTGCCCGGAAACAGCTCCAAATATCGTTCACTATCAATTAGCCTTTGCACATCTCGGTTCATGCGGCTGGCAAGGTCGGCAGAATAGGAGCAGGAAATGATAGAGGTATCTGGGTTGCGCCCCAGAAGGTATGCCGGAAACTTACGACTTACCAACTCGCTTTTGCCATGCCGGGGAGGCATAAACACCATAAGGCGGCGGATCTCTTTGCACGCCAGCTTATCCAGATAATCGCATAGGAGACGATGGTGCCAATTCATCCGGTAATTATCATCGACATACAGCACAAAATCCCCCATCGTTCTTCTGGCAAGCTCTCGCCGCGCTTCTTCCATCAGCACTTGCCTTTGCTCTTTTGTCACCACTACCGTTCCCCTTCTATAAACTGCCGCAGCTCCTCACTGCTGATTTCCTGCAATATCCGTTCATGGGTATTTTCTTCCTTCGGCATCTGTGCCTTCTGCGTCCTCAAGATTCGCAGTTCACTCAAATATTGCCTCTTTTCCTTTTGTACCTTGGTAAGCTCCGCCTGAAGCTTCTGAATGACGTCAAAGACATCTCGCGTTCTTGTCGTTGTTTCCACCTGTTTTGAGCAGCTATCCCTTGCCCCTTCGTTTTCCACTACTCGGCGCGTTACACCGTCCAGCGACAGTCCGTTCTTCTGATCCTGGTATCTTTGGATAGATTCCAGCAGCTGTCGTTCCCGACTGGTCAGAAGGATGATCTCATCAATGATGATAGATTCCTCATCCTCAAAATCCATCCTCTGCAATCGTTCCAGCTCTTGCCGGGGTATCATATCCATCGTAGGATTTGCATACAGCCCATGCTCGTAGCGGTTTTGGTTGCCTTTTTGCCCTCCCCGCTTTCTTTTTGCCGGTTTGGATTGATTGGTAACGTTACCATTTGTTTGTATGGTATTACCATTTGATTTGGTAACGTTTGGTAACGCTTCCTTATTCTCCCAATTGTCCTGATTTTTCCATTTTCGGACCTGATTCTCCGATACACCCAATTCTTCGGAAATGTCCTTGATTGTGCGGTTTTTTCCAGATTCCAGCCATAGTTCAAAAGCCTTGTCTCGGTTTGGACTTCTCGGTCTGGGCACCTCTCACCACCTCTCTATCCGGTCGATTTGAACCTTTATTTTAAAATTATTTTGTTGCACCTGTTTTGTCCGTTCTGCGAGTGAAAAAGTAAAAGAACGGAGTATCTCCTAAAGCCAGCAGGAGTTTAATTACATACTGCCCTACAATCATAGCGGGCAGATTGTCTACAACACCATAAAGTACAGTTTACAAGGGACTACACAGGGTAGGTATCTGACGGGAGGTGTGCCGCCCGTCAGATTTTCCATGTGATGTTCAAGCTGTCGCTTGTAGCGGCAACGGTGGTAATCATCAAATCCACCACCCGCCGCTTGTCGTCAAAGGATACATTGTCCCATGTGTCGAGGTAGCCGGAAATCTGGTTGACCTGTCCCGGGCTGATGGTTTCCACCGTCAGCTCGGCTATCTGCTTCACAAGTTCCTGCTTGCGCCCGTCCAGTTCCGCTATCTTCACATTCACATAGGAGAGCAGGACATTGTTTGCACCCGTCAGACTGTCCACCAGCTTTTCAATCTCGCTGTCCACATGGAGAAGTTCCACTTGCAGGGCGGCAATTTTCGGGTTTGCCTTTGCCGCTTTCTTTCTGCCTGTCAGCGTCTTGTAGCTTGCCAGTTTCTTTACCATCTGCTGATAAACAACCGTTTCCAGTTCCGAAGTGATGATTTTCCCGCACCCGGCACAGCTTTTATTGTCCAGCCGTTTTGTGCAGCGGAGATATTGCTTTCCCACAGGATTGTTAATGCTCATAAGAGCATACCCGCAATTCCCGCATTTGATTTTTCCCGCCAGCCATGTATGGGTGGCTTTCCGGGCGGACTGGATTTTCATGTTGTTCATCAGCTTCTTGCGGCAGGCCAGCCATATATCCGCCGGGACAATGCCCTCATGGGGAGCCAGCACCAGCATTTGGTCTTTCAAGTCGTTTTTCTTGCTGGCCTTTACATCCCGCCCCTGATACAGATAACACCCGTTCATTCCCGTAAAGTCGGCGGCGTCATTGACAATGGCCGTCCCCTGACTTTTGAAAAACTCGTACACATCTAAGTCCGCTTGCACATAAACGGGATTGCGTAACATCTGTGCCAGCGTGGGGCGTATCAGTTCTTTGCCGTAGAACAAAATCCCCTGTTCCGCAAAGTAGCGGGTAATGTCCCCGTAGGAGGTTGTAGGCTGTGCGTACATCTCAAATATCAGCTGGATATTGGCCGCTTCATCCGGGTTTACTACCAGCTTCTTTGTGTTGATACCGTCCATTTTGATAGGCTCGGTATGGAAGCCGTAAGGGGCTTTCCCGCCCATTTTGAAGCCCCGCTGACTGCGGGAGTAGTAAGCGTCCGTCACCCGCTTCTGTATCGTTTCCCGTTCCAACTGGGCGAACACGATACAGATATTCAGCATAGCCCGCCCCATAGGAGTAGAGGTATCAAATTTTTCCGTGGAGGACACAAACTCTACATTGTACTGCTGGAATAGTTCCATCATATTAGCAAAATCCAGAATGGAACGGCTGATACGGTCAAGTTTGTAAACAATGACCTTTGCAATCAAGCCCCGTTTGATATCCCGCACCAGTTCTTGAAACTTCGGGCGGTCTGTATTTTTGCCGCTGTACCCTTTGTCTGTGTATTCCTTGCAGTTCCAGCCTTTCAATTCGTATTTGCAAAACTCAATCTGGCTTTCAATGGAAATGCTGTCCTTTTTGTCTACCGATTGCCTTGCATAGATTGCGTCTATTCTGTTGTTCATTTGTCGCTTCTTTTCTCAAACAACGCCTTGCGGCTTATGTTAAAAGAAACGGAGCTGCTGACCGTTCTATTATACCGTCAGCAGCCCCGCAAATCAACGGTGGCTTCGGAAAATCTTACGCCCCGGCTTCCTCGCTCTGCCGCTTATCGGCGTACTTGTGGAACACCTCATAAAGCTGCTGCTCCAGCTCCCGGCGTTTCGCCGCTTCCTGCTCCGGCGTGAACACCGGGGAGAGGTTTTCCAGCGTGATTTCCTTTCCCTGAAAAGTTACGACCTCTGTTTCCTTTTTGTATCTGATACTTATAAAATCACCTTTCCTTTCCATAGTGCCGACCCCGTTTCAGTTCCGCCAGCACCTCCGGCAAGATACGGTCAACCAGCCGTTGAAGGTTCTGCAATTCGCTTTCCAGCTTTGCCCGTTCCATGCGGTCTTTCATCTTGCCGCTTTCGCTGGCTCTAGCTCTCGCTTCCAGCTTTTGATTTTCTTCTAGCAGGTCATTGATTGTGACCTTGTATTTCTTCAACTGCCCGGAGAAATTCTCCATCTGCGGAAATCACTTTTTCAGCATAGCGAGGGCTTCCTCTTTCTTCTTTTCGGCGTTCAGCGGGGTAATGCCGTCCAGCGTAGCTTCAATGGCTCTTGCCTATTTGGAGAGATTGACCGCCTGCTTGAAAAGCCGGGTGGGGATATGCTTCCTGCCTGTCTTGCTGGCACTCTCCCCACGCTCCAAATCCGGGTATTTTTCTACCATGTAGGCATGAAAATCGTCCTGCCACTTCGTCAAATTCGCCCGGTTGCCGATAATCTCCTTAGCGCACAGGCGGTTGTCTTTCGTCAGCGGAACAAAGGTTAAATGCTCCTTTCCCCATTCCTTTCCTATCCGGGACTTTTCCACAGGAAAATCCCGCCGGAAATATCTTTGATAGGATTGGAATGGATAAGATATAAATAAATCGTTTTAATCTCTGTATTTCTATATACCGTCCGTTTTTCGTACTTTTCAAGGGCGATTTCCGTACTTCATGGGTACGGTTTTCAGCCCTCCGGCGTTCCAAAACCGGATTTTTTGAAGTCGGCGTTTGATACCGCTTCATAGGATTTGGGGTAAATACAGTTGGGTTTTCCACAGCCCTGCTTCTTAATGTCAATCAACTCCGCATACTGTAACTCCCGCAGGGTGTTGACCGCTTTCTGCCGCCCACAGTGGAGCAAGCCCACCACCTCACAGATGGGATAGTACAGGTAAAGGAAACCGTCCGGTCTGCGCCCCAACGGCGGCAAATCTTTGTATAAGCTATTTTTCATGCGTTCCTCCGTTTTCTTTTGCCGTTCTCCCCGAAAGGCTCCCTGTGTTGGCACGCTCCTCGCACTTCGGGACAATTTGTCCCTTAGCTGGCTCGCTGCGGTGCTTTCCCCGCCGGTCATATTTCTTTTGGACGGTCATTCTGTTTTCAAGGTGCGGCTCATCGATGAACTAAGATAAGTCTACACGAAAAAAATGCAATCCCCGGAATTTTGCGAGAATTGCATTTTTGCAATCATTCTGTATAATGGAAGTATGCGGAGGAGGTGCGTAT